GACCAGATGTTATTCTATCTTCCTATTGTTGGTAGTTGTTTTAAAAAAATATACTACGATGAAAGTTTAAAAAGACCTGTATCAAGATTTATACCAATCACAGATTTTGTTATATCATACAATACAACAGATTTAAGAACCTCTGGTAGATATACGCATATTATTCGCATGACGCAAAACGAACTGCGAAAGAAAATTGCTAATGGTTTCTATATGGATATGGAAACTGATATGAATCCAGAAGAGGATGACTCAAACGATATAACACAAAAGATACAAGACATAGAGGGTATTACACCTTCAAAGAATTATCAGAAGGATGGTAGATTTACTATTCTTGAAATGCATGTAGATTTAGATGTGCCCGGATATGAAAAAGATTTTGCATGTCCATACATTGTTTCAATATGTAAAGAAACAAAGCAGGTATTATCTATTCGTGCAAACTTTGAAGAAGACGACCCAGACTTTAAAAGAATACAACACTTTGTACATTATAAATTTTTGCCGGGTTTTGGTTTTTATGGATTAGGTTATGTTCACTTACTAGGTAATCTACAAAAATCAGTTACAACTATACTTCGCTCATTAGTTGATGCAGGACAGTTCTCTAACCTACCGGGTGGCTTTAAAGCTAGAGGCATGCGTGTGGAAGGAGAACAACCTGTAGGTTTTGGTGAGTTTAGAGATGTAGAGGGATACGGAGAAGATATTCGTAAGTCTATTGTTCCTTTACCTTTCAAAGAACCATCGCAAACTTTGTTTGCATTACTTGGTTCTATGACACAAGAAGGTAGAAGACTAGCTGCAATTACAGACTTACAAGTCGGTGACATGAACTCTAATGCACCTGTAGGGACTACGATTGCTTTATTAGAGCAAGGCATCAAAGTTATGTCTTCTATTCACAAAAGATTACACAAAGCACAAAGAGAAGAGTTTAAAGTTATTGCAAGAATAAACCAAGACTTTATGCCAGACTATTATCCTTACAGAATACAAGGAGATAGTAGGTTTGTATTTAAAAAAGATTTTGATTCTAACATAGATATACTCCCTGTGTCAGACCCAAATATCTTTTCTACTGCACAAAGAGTTTTACTTGCACAAACACAATTACAAGCGGCAGCAGCAGCACCACAAATACACGATATGAAAGAAGCATACAAAAGATTGTATGAAGCTCTTGATGTCAAAAATGTGGATGACATACTGTTACCAGAAATGGGTGCAAAGAGAAAAGACCCTGCAACAGAAAACTATGCAATGATGTATGGTAGACCAGTGAAGGCATACGCATCACAAGACCATGATGCACACATAGCAGTTCACCAAGCCATGCTTAGTGACCCAACTATGACTCCACAGTCACCACAACTTGCACAAGCACTAGCGGGAACTATTCTATCTCATATTCAAGAGCACATGGCTCACAAGTATAGAACACTTGTTATGACACAGAGTGGTGCAGATTTACCACCTGCTCCAGAGTATGATAAATCTAATCCGGGCAAAGACGAAGCATATCCGGAAATGACACCAGAAATGGAGAACGAGGTTGCTAAACTACAGGCACAAGCAGCAATGCAAATGTCACAACAAAATCAGCAAGCGGCACAACAGGCAGCACAGCAACAACAAATGGCTGACCCTCGTGTTCAGATTGCAATGCAAGATTTAGCAATTAAGAAACAAGAAGCTGACAGAAAAGTTATGGACTCTCAAGCAAGAGCAGACCACAGAAATAGACAACTAGAGATGCAAGAACAAAAAGAGGCAGCAGATGCACAGATTGATATTGCAAAACTAGAATTAGAAAAAGCAAAAGCAGAATCTGATATTCAATTAGATGCTTCTAAAATAGAATCTAATGAAAGAAGAGATGCATTAAGAGCTAGAGCAAACAAGTCTTTGGCAAGAGAAAAGACTATGAGTGAAATAGCAAAACAAAACATGAAGGACAAACAATAATGGTTTTACCACTTTTAGCATTAGCACCATACGCAGGAGCAGGATTAGCGGCATTAGGAGGAGCAGGAAGATTTTTTAACTCTCCTATGGGTCAAAGAACTGTGCAAGGTGGCATGAATTTATTTAATAGAGGTTTAACAAGTTTACAGCAACAAATGCCAAACTTTGTTAATCCACTCCAATTTGGTTCAAAAACATTTCAACAAGCACCTCTTACATCTACTTTAGGTGCAACCACTACTCTGTCAACGCCACAAATGATGGTTGACGCTGCTAATATGATGGGAGTTGGTTCAGCAGAAGCAGCAGAACCAAGTGCGGCAGATGTAGAGGAGATGTTAGAGAAAGACAAAAAAGAAGAAAAAGAATCTAAAAAAACAAAAGGTAAAGGTAAGCCAGTATCCGTTACAAAAAATGATGACGGTTCAATTACAAAAATTTATGCTGATGGTTCTTTTGAAAAATTTAGAGATGGAGAATTAGTAGCTAGAGGTGGCATAGCCACTGCCGGTGAACAAAAAGGTAAAAAAAAGAAAGAGGCTATGAAAAAAGGTGGTTACGTTAAAAAGAAAAGAAAAAGAAAACCATACAAACCATCATCTTTTGTTAAGATGAAGGGTAGAAAACGATTTATTTAGGAGAAAATTATGAGAGCATTAATTGCAAAACTATTAGAAATGGGAGCAAAAAAAATTAAACCTACAACACTTATTGATAAGGGAAAAAAGATAGGTATTGATATTGATAAATTAAAAACTGGTGACAGTAAACTCGTTAAAAAAGTTTTAAAAGAATTAGGTTTTAAACCTAAAACTGGAGTAGGTTCATCATTAATAAAAGGTGGAGCAGCAGCAGGAGCAGGTTCAGCAGCAACATTAGGTGCACAAAAATTTACAGGTGATGTAAAAGAAGAACTAGAAAAAAGCAGAATGGCCGGTGGCGGAATGGTAAAGAAAAGAGCCAAGACTAGAACAAAAGTATCTAGAGGAACTGGTGCAGCTATTCGTGGTAAAAAATTTAAGGGTGTATTTTAATGGGTCTTAAAGATGCCTTAAAAAATTTGGAGCAATCTGCTAAAGATTTAAAACCACTACCAAAAGAATCAAAATTGCTTAGAGAAGAAAATAAAAGATTGAAAAAATTATTTTTTAAATTTCTTGAAAAACCTACTAAAAAAGGAGCAGTCAAGACTATTATTAATGCAATTAGTAATATAAGCAAAAAAGCAGATGGAGGAGAGATTAAAATAAAAGAAAAACCTCTATCTCCTAGACAACAAGCATTAGTTGATTCTGCAAACAGAATTAGAAAATTAGAAGCAGAAGAGGAAAGAACCAAAGGTATTACACCAAAGGTTAAACCAAAGAAACCTATTGTTCCAAAGAAAAAACCAATCAATAGTAAAGCACTAGCAAAAAAATATTTTACAGGAGTATTTTAAATGATTATTATTGGTAAAGGTGTTAAGGCACCTGCCAATACTAAAAGCACTGCAAAGGTTGCTGTCATTGTAGGAACTAGTAAAAAGAAAAAGAAAAAAGCTAGAGACGGCAAAAAGAAAAGAGGAACAAAGTTTAAAGGTGTGTTTTAATGTTAACAAAATCTAAAAAGAAAAAAGTAAAAAAAGTTATTAGTAAATTAAAAAAAGCATCTAAGGCACATGCCGGACAAGCTAGAACACTACAAAGGATAATTAAAAAAAAATAAGTGGAAATAACTAAATTTATTAAACATGTCTCTGCAAAGATAGACAAACAGGTAACCGATAGAAAGGATGCCTTTGCTCTTGGTAAAATACCAGAGCAAGATTATAGAAAAGTTGTAGGTGAATTACAGGGTTTGCAAATCGCTAGAGATTTGATAAGGGAATCTTCTAAATACATAGAGGAAGATGATGAGTAGCACAACTTTTAAACTAGAAGAAATAGAATTAAAAAACGACAAATACCCAAAACCAGTTGGTCATAGAATACTTATAAAAGTATTAGATGTGGCTAACAAAACTAACATGGGTATATATTTACCAAGCAAGTCTTTAGAAGACCACAGAGCAATAGCATCAATCGGTAAAGTAATAGAGATTGGTACTGATGCATACAAAAGAGATGACATGACACAATCTTGGTGTGAACTGGGTGACTATGTTATGTTTGGTAAATATGCAGGTCATAGATTTAAGTTCGGACAAGTAGAACTTAGAATTATGAACGATGATGAAATTCTGGGAGTAGTTCCAGATGTTAACGAAATAAGTTAGTTTATTTCGACTAGCTGTTATTACAACAGCGTAAAATTCTTAGGAGAAACCTATGCAAATTATACATGACTCTTCGGCTAAAAAGCCGATGCAAGTCGTTGATGATGGCAAGGAAGAAAAACTCAAGGAGTTTAATGCAGAAGAAGCATTAGAAACTGTAGAGGAATCTGAACAGCCAGAGGAAACGGCAGACGCTGATGAGCCAGAAACTCAAGAAGCGAATGTTGAAGAAGAGAAGGAAGAAGAGGTTGTAGAAACTAAATCTGAACCTGTAGAGGAGAAAGAGGAAGAGGAACAACCAAAAAAGAAATCTAGACTTCAACGAAGAATAGACGACCTTGTAAGGCAGAAGAGCGTCTATGAAACTGAGCGTAATCAATATGCATCTAGAATAGCTCAACTAGAAGGTGAGTTGCAAAAAAACAACACACTTAATAAAGATTACAAACAACTTCAAAAGAATCACTACGAGAGCAGACTTGAATCAGCCGAGAAACTTTTGGAGAAAGCACGCAGCGAACATAAATCTGCACATGAGGCAGGAGACTCTGAAGGTATCTTGAGAGCAGCCGAATCAATCGCAGATGCAAAAGTAGAAATAAAATCTTTGGAAAATCAAAAACATCTTTTTGATGCTCCAGAGCCAGAGACACCAGTGTATCCATCGGTTACACCACAGCCTCAACAACAACCTACTGAGCAACAAGCAGCAACACAACCAGACCCAAGAGCCCTGCAATGGGCCCAGACTAATTCATGGTTTGGTCAAGATGCAGCTAAAACGGGAGCAGCGTATGCTATCGATGCCCAACTTAAAATGGAAGGATACAATCCCTCGTCTGAGGAGTATTATTCTGAATTAGACAGGCGTTTGGGGGATGCATTTCCTGTTATGAAGAAGGAAGTGAAAACACCAAAGCAAGTCGTAGCGAGTGTATCTCGTGGACAATCCGCACCTAAGAAGGTCTCATTGACCCCTAACCAATTGGCAATGGCTAAAAGACTAGGTGTGCCACCAACTGAATATGCCAAGTTTGTGAGGAACACAAATGACCAATAAAAATAAAACATCGTCTGATGCGAGCACATCTAGGTCTCATCAGAAACGAAAAGTAACTTATACACCTCCTTCATATCTAGATGCTCCAAAACCTAATGTCGATGGCGTTAAATACAGATGGTTAAGAGTGAGTACGGGTGGGGAGGATGACGCTCGAAACATAGCTAAACGTAAGCGTGAAGGCTATGAGTTCGTTAAAAAAGAAGAACACCCCGATTTTGATGTCCCTGTACACGAGTCTGGAAAATACGCAGGCGTGATTGGAAGTGGGGATTTAGTTCTAGCTAAGATTTCAGAGGAAATGGCAGATGCTAAAAAAGAGTATTTTGAAAACAAAACTCAAATGCAGACTGAAGCCGTTGATAATGATTTATTAAAAGAACAAAATCCATCAATGCCAATAACACAAAGGCGTAATAGTTCTGTATCTTATGGTAAAAAGAAAGGTGCAGAATAATTTAGACGAGAGTGCGGGTTTTTAACTATTTAACAATTAGGAGAATAATATGGCTAATGTAGATGCCGCATTCGGTTTAAGACCAGTGAGACATTTAACAGGCGGACAAATTCGTGCTAATGAGTATAAAATAGCTAGCGGAACATCATCTAATATTTTTACTGGTGATTGTGTTAAATTATTAGCAACAGGCTACATTGATGTAGCTGCTGCCGGTAACAGAATTTTAGGTGTATTCGCAGGAGCTCAATATACTGCAACAGACGGAGAGGTAAAGTTTGTTAAATACTTCCCAACTGGAACTACCACTCAAGCAAGTGGCGATGTCACTGCTTACATTTATGACGACCCTAATATCGTTTATGCTGTCCAATCAGCAGGCTCTGCTGACTTTGCAGACATTGGTAACAATGCTGACATAGTTGCAGGTTCTGGTGACACTTTATCTGGACAAAGCAGATTTGAAATTAGTGGAACAACAGGAACTGGTACTGCAAACTTACGAATCCATCGTAAATTTGACAGTCCAAAAAACTCGTACGGAACCAATGGTATCCTTGAGGTTACAATTCATGAACATGAACTTAACCAACATATTGATGCTGATGGAACACCGGGCGTATAATAGGAGGACAATAACATGGCTGTTATATCAAGAACCCAACTTGTAAAAGAGTTGGAACCGGGACTCCACGCCCTATTCGGTATGGAGTACAAAAGATGGGAGCGTGAACACGCTGAAATCTTTACAGAAGAAACATCAGACAGAGCTTTTGAAGAGGAAACTCTTATCACAGGCTTTGGTGCTGCACCAACTAAGTCAGAGGGTGCTTCAGTAGAATTTGATACTGCTTCAGAACAGTGGACTGCAAGATATGTGCATGAAACAATTGCACTTGCTTTTGCAATCACTGAAGAAGCTGTAGAAGATAATCTTTATGATACTTTATCAAAAAGATATACTGCTGCTCTAGCTCGTTCAATGGCTTACACAAAGCAGGTAAAAGCAGCGAATGTATTAAACAATGCATTCAGCACAAGCTTTCCGGGCGGTGATGGTAAACCATTAATTACCACTGACCACCCAACTGTGGCAGCAGGAGACCAAGCTAACGAGCCAAGCACGGCTGCTGACCTTTCTGAATCATCTTTAGAAAACGCAATCATTTCGATTGGTGGTTTTGCTGATGACAGAAATATTCCAGTAGCGGTACAAGCTAGAAAGCTAGTAATACCAAAAGAATTAGCGTTCACTGCTCAAAGAATTTTGAAGAGTGACCTAAGAGTTGGTACTGCTGATAACGACACAAATGCGTTAAGAACTATGGGCATGCTTCCAGAAAGTTATGTAGTAAACCACTACTTAACTGATACAGATGCATTCTTTATCTTAACTGACATGACTAACACTGGACTAAAGATGTTCCAAAGAAGACCTTTGAAAACATCAATGGAGCCAGATTTCGAAACAGGAAACATGCGTTTCAAAGCATCTGAAAGATATTCTTTCGGATTCTCAGACTGGAGATGTATCTTCGGTTCACCGGGAGCATAAAGTACGGATTAGGAGGGGATTTTTCCCCTCCTTTTTTTTATTTCTAGGGATAACAATTATATCAACTGCCCTAGCAGACGATGTAGAAGAGATGATATAATTTAACTACGAGGTTTAAAATGGCTAATACAACTTTTAGCGGTTCGGTACGTTCAGAAGCCGGATTCAATGTAATAAATAAAGATAGCACTTCTGGTGCTATTACAGAAACAGGTTTTTCAGTAAACTCTACTGGACAACTTATATCTATGGGAACTAGAAAAATTCAATCATTTGCAGGCTCACTAGCGGCTACAAACGCAGCATCAACTGCATATGGAGATGGAGATGTTCTTGTAGAGCTTGGTGCATTAAACACAGACGCACCAGACGGACTAGTAACACCTACTAAATTTTTTATTCACAGAGCATTAATTGGTATTACAACTGCGGCAGGAGAAACTCTTGTTGGTGGTTTATCATTAAGTGCAACTTCTGGTACAGCTACTAACTCAGCAGTTTCTTCTGGAACTGAAATCGTTGGTGCTGGTGTAACATCTTTTAACGAACAGTTAAGTGCTACACAATCAATCACAGAAATTGACGTGAACTTTAACGATACTGCTGGTAACTACCACATATTCGTTCCAAACGTTACAGCGGCGATTGCTAGCAAAAACTTATATGCTTTTGCTACAACTGCGGTAAATGCTGATATAACT